CCAAGAGAGCACTCAAAGAAATACGTAAAAGCGGAGTCACGGAGCTTCCGGTAGTGCGCCGTCAAATTGATGTTCCAGATGTAAAGACACTAGCACCTGATGGAGACTTTATGTTTCCAGCTTATGTTACCGATCCTCAACGCTCACCATATTGCTTCTGGCGCACATACTACACAGCCCAAGAACTAGAAAATAAAGTCATTACGGATGGATGGGACGAGGACTTTGTAGACTACATGATAGAACACTATCGTGGAGTAAACATTGATTCTATTGAGCGAAGTCAAGAAGGCAGTCGCTCTGTTAGTATTTCAGATTCCGCATACGAGGCTGATGAGCTTATCGAGATTGTTCATTGCTATCAACGCTTAGTTGATCCAGAAGATAGCTGCGAAGGTATCTATGAAACCGTCATGCACAAAGACTTTGATGGTAACGAAGGACTAGGAATACCAAGCTACGCTAAGTTTAGTCTTATGAATGGCTACGAGGACTACCCAGTTGTAGTTACAAAGCTATCGGAGGACAGCAAACGCCTATATGATACGCAGACTGTTCCCGATGTATTGCGTGGCATTCAACAGCAAGTAAAGGTAGAGCGCGACTCTCGCATTGACCGCAACAGTCTGGCTACCCTTCCACCAATTATGCACCCTGTAGGTAACGCACCTAAAGACTGGGGACCCGGTAGATACATACCATATCGACGCAAGGGTGAGTTTGAGTTTGGTCCTACCCCAAACTTCAATCAAGGTTCTTTGGAAATGGAACAAACTATGGAAAGACAAGCCAATGCGCTAGTAGGTCTAGATTACCAAGACCCCATTAGCCAGATGCGTAGGCAGTTCTTAGTAGACAAGTTCCTAGCTCACTGCGCTGATGTTTTAAAGCTAGCCTATCGCTGCTTCCAAAGGTTTGGACCAGACAGCATTTTCTTTAGAGTTACTGGTAGTCCAGACCCTCAGGTCTTTGACAAGGGTGATCCAGACGAAAACTTTGACATCTTAATTAGTTACGATGTATTGAACTCTGACCCAGAGGCTCAAGAGAATAAACTAAACCAGTTGGTTTCATTGACTCAACTAGACAGGAACGGCAGGATTAGTATTGATCGTCTGCTTGAGGTAGCTGCTAGTAGCATTGATCCAACCCTTGCAGATGCAATATTGCAACCAGCGGAGGAAGCACAGGAGCAAATCGTGAAGCAAGTTACTGATGACTTGACAAAAATCTTTGCAGGCATTGAAATGCCAGCTCGTCCAAATGGTGGTCAGATTGCATTGCAAGTTATCGAGCAATATGCGTCTCAGCCAGATGTAGCGCAAAGAATAGAACAAGATGAATCATTTCGAGCTAGAATGGAGAAATACCAGGGTCAGTATGTGTTTGCTATGCAGCAAATGGAGAATGCTCAGATTGGTAGAATTGGCACAGACCCCGCTCAAATGGGTGAAGTTGATACTCAAAGCATCTAGCATTTGTTTTTTATTCTTAAACTATAACGCAATGGCGGACAATAAAACACCGACTGAGTTTGCAAATCGCAGAGTTCAGGATCAACGCTCACGCAATTACTTTGATATGTTATCCTTGAACGAGGGCAATAAGTCAGGTGTATACGAAGACAGTAAGGGTAATCGCACGATAGGCATTGGATTTAATCTTGAGGATGCAGGTAACCGTAGCTTTTTAGATCAACAAGGCATTGATATAAACGAATTGTTTGCGGGTCGAGAGCTATCGGACAGGGAGACAAAAATTCTTTATAACCATAGCCTGACCCAAGCATTCAATGACGCACAGCAGTATGACCCTGGATTTGCCCAAAGACCTGAAGCGGTTAAGATGACGCTGGTTGACATGGCGTTCAACCTAGGTTTAACTAAACTTAACAAATTTGAAAAGATGAAGGAAGGTTTAATGAACAATGACTATCAGACTGCTGCAGACGAGATGGTTGATAGTTTATGGTATAACCAAGTTCAGTCTCGTGGACCAAGAATGGTTGACGTAATGCGTTCTGCAGCTAAATAATTTATGGAAGAAGATATTCAAACCCTCGCTAACTACGAAGCCTTTGCTCGTTTTATTTATTCTATTGAAGCAGCGCGTGAAGAAGTTATTGCCGACATGGCAAACTCATCTACGGAAGTAATACAGCAATTGAGTGGCCGTATTCTAGCCTATGATGACATCCTAAAGATGGTAAACTGGGACGATCTACGTGTTCGTCATAGCCAGCAACTTGCATAGGATGTTAAAATGAATTTATCGCAATCATCCAGCGTATACGGATGGACGAAATTATGACAGAAGATCACTCAAACGACATCGCCGAGTCGTTAACAAATTCGGTGGCAACAAATATATCAGTGTCCGAGCTTGCCGCTCGACGCTTAGGTGCTAGCCAAGCATCCGAACCAACGGAGGAAGTCGAACAGACTGAAGAAGTTGTCGAGGAAGCAGAAGTTGCATCAGATGAATTGGAAGAAACAGAGGAAGTTGTAGAGGAATCAGACGAGAGTTCTGAAACTGAAGCAGAGTCTGAAGTGTCTTCTGAAGACGTTCTTTCACAGTTTGACCTCGATGAAATGTCGGAGGATGACCTTAACGATCTTGGTAAGAGACTTGGCAGTAAAGCTGTTGAACGGTTTGGAAAACTAACCGCACAACGCAAAGCTGCTGAAGAAGAATTACAAAAGCTACGTTCAAGCATGGAAGCAGATTCTGCTAATCCACTTAAAGGAAATCAGCAAATTAAAAATAATCCCTATGGTAACATTGATACCCTAGAAGGAATTAAAAATAAAGCTGACGAAATAAATGGGATTGTAGAGTGGGCTGAAGATGTATTGTTCAATGCTGATGGTTATGGTCCCGACGACATAGTAACTGAAGTTGAAGGAAAAGAATTAACCAAGGCTGATATACGCAAGAGCTTGCTCAATGCACGTAAAAGCCGGGATAAGTTCCTTCCTGCTCAACTAAATGTCCTACAAGCCAAAGAGCAAGGCCAACAACTCAAAGGTGCTTTTGAACAAAAAGCCCAAGAGGAATTGTCCTGGTTACAAGGTGGAGACAATGATACTCGTAAGCAATATGAGGCTATGATAAATGATCCACGCTTTGCCGAACTAGAGGGTGCAATAGCACCTGAAATCTCAGCACAGCTACCATATATCATGGCTCACGCCGCTAACAGTTTATATGGACGCAAGCCAGTTACAGAGTCTAAACAATCCGCTAGATTGAATCCACCAAAGCAACCAACTGGTGCAGGTGCTCAATCAGAACGGAAGTTAGATTCCAAGGTCAAGAAAGTAAACGAATATAGAAATCAATTCAGCAAAACAGGCAGCAAGAGTGATTTTGTAACTCTCAGAACCCTACAATTACAAAACCGATAACTTAAATATACAATGTCATTTACAAATACATTTGATACTACAAACACGGGGTCGGCTGTTTCTAATCGCGAGGACTTGACTGATGTCTTGACCATCCTTGCTCCAGAAGAAACTCCAATCCTTTCGTCCGCCGATAAGAAGAAAGCTTCCTCAACATTCGTTGAATGGACAGTTGACAGTCTTGCGGCTCCTAGCACTTCTGGTATTTCCGAAGGTGCTGATGTCACAGCTTTCACTGACCAGTTCGCTGGCCGTGCAAAACTTGGTAACCGCGTTCAAAAATTCCGCCGTGACTACATGGTATCCGACATGCAAGAAGCTGTCGATTCCGTTGGTCCTGCTAAGATTGCTCAAGCTGAAGCTAAAGCGATCCGTGAACTAAAGCGCGACATTGAAGCAACTCTTGCTTCTGCTAACACTCAAGCTACTGAAAACGGTGCTGGTACTGCCAATTCTCTTGGTGGTCTTGGTGATTGGATTCAAGCCGGAGCTGGTTCTGCCAATGTTCCTGCTGCATTCCAAACACCTGCTACAAGTATTGTTGATGCTGGTGCTACTCTTAGCGAAAGCGAGTTCAACAGCCTAATCACTTCTATCTTCGGAGTTACTGGTTCAACCAACAATCTTATGCTTGTTGCTGACACCACTCTTCGTTCAGACATCAGTGACTTCGCTCGCACAACTGCTTCTGCTACAGACAATGTTCGCTCCGTAAACTACGATGGTAACAGCGGTGAAATCAAACTATCCGTTGATCTCTATCAAAGTGATCATGGTATCGTATCCATCGTTAACGGTAACCCAGACTGTATGCCAACTCAAGCTGGCACAGCAGGCATGATGGGCTACTTAGTTAACCCTGAGTACTATGGTGTCCACGAACTCATCCCAATGGGAAGCACACGTCTTCCTAATCTTGGTGGTGGCGAACGTGGTTTCGTTGATTGCGCTTTGACCCTCGGTGTATACCACCCTGGTGCTCACGGTAAGATCGTTGATCCTGCATAATTAACCAAGGAGATATAATACTATGGCAATTACAAAATACAACGGCAAGTCGGTTCAAGAACTGGCTGCCTACACAGACTCAATCCGCATTACTCATGCAGATTTGACAGCCGCAGCAACTACTCAAACAATCACTAAGACAGTTAAAGCTGGTCAACAAATTCGTGGTGTCGCTTTTAAAGTACACACGGCTTTTGATGGTGGAGCAACTTCTGCTCTTTCGCTTGACGTAGGTGATGGTGTTGATGCAGATGGTTACATCGATGGTGAAGAAATCCACGCAGACGCAACCGAAGTNCTCTTCGGNCCTGTTCTTGGTGGACTCCTCAATGGCAAAACTTATGCTGTTGATGACACTATTGACATCTTGTTCACAGCAACTGGTGCAAACGTATCAGTTCTTGAAGCAGGTGAAGTTGAAATTCTTTTCAACGTCATCAGCCTGAACGACGTTTCAGCAGATTTCGCTGGATAATTAAATACTGGTTGGGGGGCAAAAGCCCCCCGCCTTTTTTAATATGGATATTATTATTCCCAACATTAAGAAATACTCCGACGGAGAAATTGATCGAGCCTTTATGAAGGAGATCAAAACTGGTTTCAATCTGGAAAAACAGACTGAACAAAAGAGAGTTGCGCAAGCAGCCAAAGAAGCAAAAGAACTAAGAGGAAAGACCCACCCGGTATTAGGTAAGCCAGTTGCTACCATGCCTGCGAGAGAGTTCTTCCGTCTTACAAAGAAGTATGGTCAAGAGACTGTGCATTCTAAAGAATTTTTAAAATATTACAACAAGAAGTTTCCTGAACTAAGCCCCAACAAAATATAATGCAGGACAGAACATATAGCGATTTATTATTTCTTATACAATCTTTAGTTGGTGGGGGTAACCTAACGACAGAAGAACAAGGATCAATAGATAGTTTTATTAACCGCAGGGCGCATGAAGCATTTCAGACTAGCCAAACGTGGCCTAGGTTTTTAGTAGGATCAGAAGAAAGAGCATTGGCTCTTTACGAACTATCTGGAGCTACAGCCTCAACTAGCACTTCAGTTAATCAAAACTATAGATTTCTTGGTTTGGCTGAGGCAGATTCCGCCTCAATTGGAGGCACAAAAGTGTATAACGGTGTTACCACCAGTAATACATTGATTTATAAAAATACGGGTAATGCGTGGGTAGTTGCAACCAATGTTACAAATAGTGTTTTATCCAACGGGGAAGTAGAGTTTGGTGATGGGGGAACCGTGCAGTTTACCGAAGCAGATACCGTTAAAAACGATTCAATAGAAGATGTAACAACTTGGACACCAAGAAGTGGCGCAGACCGTCTTAAAATCTTAACTCAAAATTTAATACCTTATGCTCAAACAAGTAAGGCTTCTATTGGTGACTTTAACCGCATTCATCGCAAGCAAGCGTTTATGAACAATTCATCCTTGGAGTATGAGTTCTTCGTAGATTTTGATGGTGCTAATATTTTAAACATTGCCAATACAAATGACACAAGCGCATTTGTTTCCTACAAGAAGCAGTTCACCCCCTTTACTGTCACCTCGGATTACTACAACTCGACGGTAGAGGTTCCAGGTGAGTTCTTCAATTACATTGCGCACTCCGTCTATGCTGACTTCCTACGGGTTCAGAACAGACAGGAACAAGCCCTAGCTGAAGAACAGGTGGCTCAGACCTACCTAGCCTTGGAGCTAGAGAAGATTGACATTCGTTCAAATAACAACACAATTAACAAGAGATTTTCCACATACGTAAATCGGCAAGCCCGATAGTAACCCCCTGTGATATAATACACAATTATGGCAAGTTCACGAAATAA